ACAATGTTGTTATCGTCTAGAAATGCGTAATGTGCCATTATGCCCAACTCACATTTCCTGTGCCAGCAGTAATTGTTGTGACTTTGTGAGAACCATCTGTATCAGTTGTGCCTGTTAATCCAGCGCCAATAGTAATTGTTCCTGATGCAGTTAAATATCTAAGTATGACAACGCCAGAACCACCGTTTTGTGTTGAGCCTAAACCGCGTCCACCGCCACCACCGCCACCTGTGTTTGCCCCACCACTTGTTGCGTTTACAAGGTCAGTGCCACCTGCACCACCACCGCCCGTACCAGCACTACCGCCTGTTGTTGCGCCGCCACCACCGCCACCACCACCGCGAGTAATTGAGCTACCTGTTATTGAACTTGCTGATCCTGTCGCGCCAGCGCCACCAATGCTGTTTGTAGATGTCGCGCCACCTACTGCACCAGCACCACCGCCGCCACCGCCGGCTCTCGAAACAGATGTAATGGCACCACCGGTATTGCCTTGACCCGAAGGAGAAGCTGCGCCACCTGCCGCTGTAACTTGTGTGCCGCCTTGTGCTGCACCTGCACCGCCGCCAGAACCACCGCTTAATCCTGCTGTATTACCAATTGGGCCACCTGCACCGCCGCCACCGCCGGTTGAAGTGTCTGTTGAAAAAACTGAATTAGAACCGTTTATGCCGTTATCGTCGTTAAATTTACCGGCTCCACCAGCGCCAACTGTAACTGTGTAATTAGTCGCTAAAGCCGCTGTAAGTGTTGATGTTTTATAACCGCCAGCTCCGCCGCCACCACATGAACCACCGCCGCCGCCGGCGATAACTAAGTATTCGACATTAAAACCTCGCGGCGTATTTGATGAAGCGACAATTCCCAAAATTGGAGACATTAACTTAAATCGCCTACCACTGTAAAAACGTTGCTTGCTGTGCAAATAATTGTGCAAGCTGAATAGCGCGCTCTAAGAATTGGCGCGGCTGCACTAGCTCCGGTTGATGTAATTGTGACGCCAGCACCAGCCACAAATGAAGTTAAACCAACGCCAATTGATTGCACGTTTATTTGATTGCCGGCCGCAAATACTGACGGCGGAATTGTAACCACGACCGGTGACGCATTTGAAGTAGTGACAAGCTTTGCGCTGTCAGCTGCCACAAGTGTGTAAGTCGTACCTGTTTGTGCGTTAAATGACAAAGTCGTGTCGTCTTGCTCGATCCAAGTAAATGCCATATTTGTGCCGGAAGTTTTGGACAATACTTGACCAGTTGTGCCGCCAAGCAAAGATTGCATTGATGTGTCAACGCCTTGACCAAATACGGCAAAGTCGGCCGGTAGGTCTGTTACAAGATCGGCAGAAGTGGGCATGACCCAGCCGAAGTAGGTTGTTGGATTAGCCATTATTTTCCTTTCATTTTATGACACGATTGTGGCATATTCCCACGTCAAGGTTGGCGACACGCTTGCCCAGGTTTCGTTAATTGGCACGTCATTCCAACGCATAGCCTGAAGCGAATAGGCCAAAGGCGACATGAGCAGCGTCACTGATAGCTCGTTGAAGCTGGCCCTAAAGTTAAAGCCCTCAACGAAACCTTGGAAAGTACCGGCAGCCATATTTGACGGCAAGTTATTTAAGGCTATTGGCTGACCCATAAAAACGTTAATCAGGCTGTTTCGGTCGCCATTGTCTAGCTCTGGATTAGTTAAAGCAAAGGTAATTGAATCAAAATTTGGCTGCGGATAGGCTCGAAGTGACAAATAAAACGCAGCTTGATCCTCGGCGTCTGCCTGATGTTTGATTGTGGTGGTGATGATTTGTGCTAAATCTCCATAAAGGTAAATAGACTCTGCGTCTGTGTCGCTGACTTCGTCTTGGCTGTTGGTGTTGTATTCAATAGTTAAATTATTGCGCACGTCGCCAGCCCTAGTCTTGATTGTTATTCCTTGACCGAGAGCGTGATTGGCTGTGAGATCTGTGTAGCCATTGGCCGATAAATAAACCGTCCTGTGTGTTGAATCCGCGTAGCCAATAAGTCCGTTGGCGTCCTCGTAGATGTAGCCAAGGCCAGACGTTGCCAGCGCGGCAACTAAGTCATAAATAACGGTTCGTGATGAAGCGCGTTGTGCCAACTCATAATTGCCTGGCGTATCTATCTCGCCCAAGCCTGTGTTTTCGGCGTCAGCCCAAGTGACCGTGGGATCATAGGTTGCCCATGTTAAAGCTGCCGGTACTTGTTGCCATTGAGCAAATAGCACTTGGCGCAAAATTGTCTCGATTTGGTCGCCTTCAAAATCCTGTGTTAAAACTCCGTCTGTGAGAGCCTTTTGCAGCCTTGCCAAAGCGCCTAGGGCAGTTATGGTCACTTCTTGCGTGTAGGCGCTTGAGCCGACCTCTGACACGCTTACAGCTATGTCCACGATTGATCCGCCAAAGATAGGTTGATAGGCCGCCGCACTGTCCTGGACTTCAACCGACAACGTATCATTTATTTCGTAGTCAATGGCCGCTTGATTAAACACAATGAGCGTGATTGAGCAGTATCCGGCTTGAGCCTGTTCATAAATGTTTGTACGGCCTGACGTGATGTTAAGGCTGGCCAAAACCGAATCTGTAACGTCTACGCCGGCAATTTTGACTCGCCAAATCGGCGCCCACTGCGTCATAGGTTAAGACCGGCTAAAGCACCTGCCCCGCCTGTGCCTCTAAAATATGAGTCATTAAGAGTCTTGACAATTGTGCGAGCTGTGCCCTCGGCGTCGATTGCGCCATTTACTGTCACATTGATTCCGGCCATAGCCGCGCCTTGAAGTCCAGCCGCGCGATTAGCTGCCGCCGAAGGTTGGAAAAATTGTGAGTTTATAGAAGCACGATCAACAGACGCAAAGGAAGCGCCAGCTACGGCTGCCGCAATGCCAGGACTGACCGACGTACGTGGAACGCTAGGAATAGAACCAGTGCCACTACCGCCAGTAGATCCCACACCTGTGTCAAAAGTAGCACTAAAACCGCCAGAGCCGCCAGAGAATGACCTTCCTGCCGTCGGCGCTCTGTATTCAGGATCGCCTGGCAAAGTCACAATATTCCTTAATGGTTTCAAATCCTGTCCTGGAAATAGATTGATGACTTTAATTAGCTCGTTCATAGATCTTACAATTAAATCAAGGGCTATTTGAAAAGGTATCAAAACAGCTGTAATGCCCTTGACTAAACCTTGAATCACGCCTAAAAATCCACCTAAAGAATCAGCGCCGTCCGAACTGAAAACCGAAAAGAAACTTCCAAATGTGTTTGTCAATTTTTTCATTTCAGCACCTAATTTGAAAGCACTGGATTGTGAATTACCTATTGCGTTGCTAAATCCTTTTTTGCCTGTAAAACCTGCAATGATTAAATCTAAACTTGGCAAGGCTTGTAAATTTAAGAAGTTTATAAATTTTTCTACTTCCGGCAATAATGCCATGCCTAGAGTCTCTTTTGCCTCGTCAAATCCGACTTTGAGTCTAGCAATTTTGCCAGCGTATGTTTCGGCATTTGCCGCAGCTGCACCGCCAAATAAATCTGAAAGCCTTGTCTGTACTTCCTCAAATGACATAGATTTTAATTCGGCAGCTGATAGACCTATGCCCAATTTGCCAAGTGCAGCTGTGTTGCCGTCAAAAGCTTTGCCTAGGCTGTTGGCCACGCTGTCAAGGCCTTTGCCTGTGGCCTGCGAGATGTCTAGCGCAAGGCTTAATAGATCCTGCGCTTTTGTAACGTCACCTGTGGACAAAGCAAGGCGCGATAGAGCTGGGCGCAGCTTGTCGTCTGTGACGCCTGTGGCCAGCGATGTTTTAAGTATTTGTTGCTCGACCGCGACTATCATTTCATTTGTTGCGCCTGTGGCATTTTTTAATGATGTGGCAAGTCGTATTTGGGCAGCTTCGTCCTCTATTGCAGCTTTGACGCCGTCCACTGCCAGCTTTATCGCGTAAGCGCCAGCGGCAGCTGCGGCAGCCGCAAAAGCAAGCCCAGCCTTCTTGCTAAATTCTCCAAGTTTATTACTCGATCCTTCAACGTCATCGTTGGCCGTTTTTAAGGATTTTTTTAGTTGGTCGACGTCGGCAAGTATCGAGAGCTTGAGCGTCCTACTTTGTGCGACCATTAAAACTCCTTCAAAATCTTCTCGAAGGCATTCTCCCACTTAGCAATAATTTCAGGTTGAATGGCGCGCAAAGTTGGATAGATAAACCAGCCGTTGGATCCTCGACCTTTTGGCCCTGATCCTGACCAAATTGGGAATTGTTTGTACTTGTTAGATCCAAATTCATTGCCGCCCCAAAGCTGTTGAGTTGTGCCGCCGCCGGAAAACTTTTGACCGGCAAAGCCAAAAGATAACTCACCTATCTTGGACGACTTAGAAACTCGTGATCCGCGAGCTATCTTTTCAGCTGCGCGGCCGCGACCTACGGCAGTGCCTACAATTTTATCTTGAGCGAACTCTGCCAAAGCTCCCGAAGCGGCTTTTGCCTGGACTGTAGCTTCGGCGTCCATTGCCTTAAAAGCACCTAGAACGCGGCGTAGGTCGGCCTTGTCATAGGCTATCTCCACGCTATCGCTCATTTTGCTTCTCCAGTATCTCAAGCGCCGTGTAAATTTGCTCCGCCGTCTGCCATTCGCTCATCGGTATCCCAGTGGCCAAAGCTAAATCCACCAGGATCCGATTTACGCTTCCGGCGGCGTAGCTTTTGGGAGAACCTCACCGACTGTCACGTCTGCGACTGTCTCGCACCAAATCTCAAAGCCCTTTATTGGCTTGCCAGCGGCTTCTCGCTTCATTGCATTCCACGCAAGAAAGAGAAGATCGGCAATGCCAATTTTGTCTTGTGCTTGTGTAATAGTCTGGCCTGTTTTGTTCTCCCACTTCGCCCACTCTGGCGGTTGTGCGGTATATGTACCGAACTCGCCTGATGTGTATTCGATTGTGATTGGTAGTTTCATTTTGTTGTGCTCCCGTTTCTATCGCTTTTAACTGAATGTTTCTGCTGGCTTGCCGTCAACGAGCATTGCCCAAGAATCAGTCTGTGCGTCTGGCGCTGATCCGCCGACGCTTGGAAAGACTGGAAAGACACTGCAAGTGAAAACCGCGCCGGTAACGGCTGTTAAAGATACCGCCAAAGTCGTGTTTGGATTACCGTCGCAGGCTGTCCACATGGCTTCAAATAGTGATGAAGCAACGCC